GTTTGGCCGGCGCATCGGTCGGCCCCAAGCCGGCGGCCAGCCGGTTCTTCACCGCCGCCAACCCGACGGTGCCCAGCTTGAACATCTGAAACTGGCGAAAGTTCAGATGATCCACCCGGAGCTGCTTACGGAACCAGATGCGAACGCTCGGCATGGATGAGCGTTGAAGGGTCGTGTGACCTTGAGAACTAAGTTACAAATCGTCGGGTTTTAGGCCCGTCTTTTCGGCCAGCAGCTTCAGCGCCACTGGTCCAAGCGTCACTCGGTCGTGGTAGGCAAACAGCACATCAGGCCAGCCGGGTCTCTCCAAGATTCGGTGCGAGCCTCTCTGCCGCTTGATCCGCCAGCCAATGCGGAGCAGGGCAGCCAGCGCTTTCGAAGCTTTGACCGATGGCCAGCGGCCCGCAGACTCAGGCGGCAACGAAGGACACCTGAAGTTCGCCCGGCACAGCCTCCCCGTGCTCCAACCGGTCGGCGATCAAGCGTAAGGCCAGCGCCTGCGCCGCTGCCCAAGCCTGTTTCTTCGTGCGCCCATAAGCGGTGACTCCGGGTAGCGCCGGAATGTCCGCCAGCCAGCGGCCATCCTGCTCACGGTAGAACTTAACTTCCAGGACGAAATCCTGAATCCCGCGAGTCTTGGTCATGTGTTTATCATGCTACAACGGGCAAGGGGCGCGGCGCACTCGCTCTCGGCGTCACGCCGACCGGCTGAAGTGCAGCACCAGCCGGAGGCCGCCCTCGGCGTCAGCTTCAAGATCCACGACCTTATAGATGGAGCCGTCCACGGCAACCTCATCGCCCCGTGCGGGCGGCTCAACGAAGGCCGCCGCTCTGACGAACAGCAACGCGTAGACGCCCGGCGCCGCATTCTCCGGCCGAGCCCCGCTGTCCACAATGCCCGTAACCGTGAACGGATCGCCCGCCGCCGGTGTGTAGGTGATCTCGCAGCCGAAAGCGCGCAGGCAGGCCTCGTCCAGGCGACCGACCGAATCGGCGAACGCCATCAGGAGAGGAACGCGCCGTTCAGCCGGACGCGGCCCGTAGCGTCGCCGTCCGCGGCCGCCTTGACCGCAACGCCGATCAGTTTATTGCCGGTCGAGGTCTTGGTCGCGCGCTTGTTGGTGTTGTCCCAGTAGACGAGATCACCGGCCGACCATGCCGTGCCGGCGCCGGTCTCGCGCGCGAGGTCGAAGACGCCCTCCATCTGGAACTCCCCCTCGGCTCCGCTCGCCACGTCGGCCGCAGCCACGCCGAAGATCGAGCCGACTAGCGCCCCGCCGCCCGAGCTGACGGCATAGGGCGCCGTCAGCGTCAGAGTGTTTCCCGCTTGCACGTAGTTCTTCACGTCGTTCCTCCTTAGGCGCCCGCGTTCTTCTGCATCCCGCGCCAGTCGATCGCCTTGGCGCCGAAGTCCAGCCGCGCCTTGATCTCAACGCCGTCCACTTCAAAGCCCTGGCGCGTCTCGATGTACACGCCGTCCTGTCCTTCGAGATAGGCGTATTCGATGGTGTCGATCTGATCGGGCGAGGCGAACAGGTACCACGCCGTCGTGCTCGCCGCGTCCAGGCGCGGCTCGGCCAACGGCGTGAGCGCCCGGATGTATTCGGGCACCACGTTGGTCGTCTGCGCCGGCGCCAGGTTCGCCGCCACAAGCTGAAAAGCGGTGAGCTGCAACGCCACCGGCACGGCCAGATACCGCGCCTGGACGTTCAGCGTGGTGGCGCCGTCCAGGCCCTTCTGTTTGGCCATGGCGGCCATGCCCGCGCCCAAGCCCGTCAAGCCCAAGGCGCTGCCTGAACCGGTGTTGAGGTTCGCGTGGTTGGCGTGGAACAGGGCCACGCCGTCGCCCATCGCGGGATTCGAAGTGATGATGCCCCAGACCGTGTCGCTCTCGAGCGTGGCCGCCGCTACGCCGAAGCCTGCCGGGATGCGCGTGAAGGCGCCCAGATCGTCATTGATGATCACCTGGCGGGTGATCCCCACGATCCGCCCGTAGGTCGCCAGCTTGTAGGTCTCCTTCGACTCGGCGATCGAGCCATAGGTGAACTCGCCCTTCTCGTTGACCTTCTGGAGCGCCGGCGATTCGCCGAGCTGAAGCGCGTTGATGTTCTTGAAGTCGGCCGCCGTGCGCCGCCGCGAGAAGGGCAAGAACGTTCGCGGGTACGCCTCGTAAGCCTGGCGCAGGGTCTTGTTGGCCACGTCCGCCAGGATGTAGGGGAAGTCCGAGGTCGCGAGCGCCAGCTTGGCGATCTCGTTGCGGCTCAGGCGCCGAGTGCGGGTGCCCGCGGCCTCCAGGCACTCCCGCCCCAGGTCAAGCAGCGTCATGCCAAGCCAGTCCCGCCCCAAGTCCTCCTTGAGCGGGAACAGCTTCGGGTCATAGCGGTGAAGCAGCGAGGCCGCGATCCCGGCGCGCCGCATGTCCGCCTCGTCGCGGGTGACCACGGCGGTGGCGCTGCGGATGGGCGTCTCTTCGCTGCGCCGCGCCAGCTCATCGAGCGCCAGCCGGCGGAACTCCTCGACCGCGGTGCCGCGCTCAATGTGCTCGGCGATGAGCCGGGCGTCGAGCTTGGCCGCTCGTCCGATCTTGTCCAACTCCAGGATGCGGGTCCGCTCAGCCAGCGCCGCGGCCTGCCGCTCCGCATCCACATTCATTTCGTTACGGGCTTCTCCGCCCGTCTCTGTGATGGTCTCTTCCATCGTTTGCTCCTGTGGGCCAGTTGCCCGTTCGAACTTGAATCCCGCACCCGGGTCGGCGCCGATCGGCACCAGCGAAACCTCCTCGGGTTCCCAGTCGGTCACCAGGATCTGGCGCAGGGCGGCTCCCTCAGGCGTCACGTCCTTGAGCGCGTGAATGGCCACGCCCATCGAGGCGTTGCGCAGGATGCCGTCCTCGACGTCCCGCCAGATCGGGGTGACATCCTCGCGCTTGGAGAAACGCACGATCGCCTTGCCCGCGCCGCTTTCGATCCAGGCCTTGGCGATCACGCCGATCACGTCGGCCACGGTGTAGTCGCGGTGCGAGTTCAGAAGCGGCGCCGAGCCGCTCGCCAGCCGCTCCAGCCGCACCGCACCCGGCTCCATCGAGAAACGCATCTCGTAAGGACCGCGCGCGTCGTAGCGCCGGACGGCGGCGCCGGTGTACCAAGTGAGCGTCGCCGTGCGTTCGTCATGGTCGGCTGGAGCAAGGGCCTCAAACCGTGCTTCCAGCCGCTCTCTCTTGAGGGTCATTTTGAAGCTCCTTCTGCTGGGTGCCGCTCTGCGTGACCCGCCGCGGGTCGCAATCGAGCACGATGCCTTTCTCATCGAGCAGCCGGTTGATCTCGGCGATCTGTTCAAGCTGCGCATCCGGATCGTAGCCTTGCTCGGCGACGGCCTGGCGCAGGGTCAGCGTGCCCGTGCGGATGCGGTTGAGCGTCGCCAGCGAGTCCTTGTAGGGATCGACGCTGCCGAAGCCCGGCGGCGTCCACTCGGCCTTGAATGGTCCTGTCTGCGAGATCTCCCCAGCGGTGAACGCGACGGCAAGAAACCGCCTTCACACCGGGATGCAGAACATCGGAATGAAGACGAGCCACCGGAAGGCCTCGATCCCGTTGCGGAAGCTCAGCAAGCCGGCGCGGTAGCTCGAGTAGTTCACCCGCGAGAGGTCCCCGGTCAACTGCTCGTAAGTGAGCTGCAAGCCGGGGGCGATGGTGGCTTGCTTGGCGGCGACGTAATCCCGGTAGCCGGCCACATGGCTCGGCGTCGAGAACGTGATTTCCTCACCCGGCCTGAGGTACTCGATCATGCCCGGCTCGAACGCCTCGATCCGCTTGCCGGTCGCCGGCTCGGTGGCCGCCGGGCCGATGCTGGGACCTTCGGGACCGTGCGGCTGGGTGACGAAGGCCGCAAAGCAGGCCTCGATCTTCTTGCGCACCAGCTCGGCTTCTTCGTACTCATCCAGGTCGCGCAACGTGATGACGACCGGCGCGAGCCACGGCACCCCGCGCACCTGACCGGGCCGATCCTTGCGGTAGACGTGCAGCACCTCGGAGGCCGGCACGCGGGCGCTCGTGAGGCTCCCGCGCAATGACGTCTGCGTCACCTCTCCGGGATGGCTGCCGAACAGCCAGTAGTAGATGCGCCGCCCCACCAGGTCGAACTCGACGCCCTGGATGATGTAGCCCGTCTCGGTCTTCTGCGTCTTCGACTGATCCAGGTAGTCAGGCTCGAGAACCTGCAACTGGACCGGAATCTTGAGGCCATCGCCGTCTCGGCGCTGGCGAAACCGGATCAGGCATTCGCCGCTCTCAAACACCGTTCGTGCGACCGGCGCCTGGATGCCGTAGAAATCGAGCTGGCCGTCCGCATCGCACTCTTCAATCCATTCCGACCATGCGCGATCGATCTCGCGGTTCAGGTTCTGGTCGCCGGTGCGCGCCTGCGCCGTAATCCCGGTCCCGATGGCGTTGCCCACGACCTCCGCCACGGCCCGCGCGGCGTACGGGTTGTTGCGGATAAGATCCCGCGAGCGCTCGCGCAGCTTCGTGAGGGCTTGTGCGATCTCGGCGTTGGCCGAGTTGCCGGTGGTGATCCAGCCGTCGGTGCGCCGGCCCGTCCGAGCGCCCTCGTAGGCCAGGCGCACCAGGTCGGCGGCGCGGCGCGCACGCAACCGGCGCAGGCCTACCTCCGGCGCCACCCACGCGATAGCTTTGTCGAGCCAGTTCATCCCTTGCTGGTCTGGGCGAAGCTGAAGCGATGCGGCGCCGTGCCCGCTTCGCTTTCAAGCGCATCCTTGATTACGGCGCGTGCCTTGAGAAGGTCGTCCATCGATCGGTAGGTGACCGTGCGGTCGCCGAAGTGGACGGTCAGCTCGCCGCTGGCGATGGCGGCTTCAATCGCATCGAGTTGCTGTTGACTCCAAGCCATTCATTGCCTCCGCCGCTTGAAGTAGAACGTCGCGCGTGCGCCGGCTTCGCGCACTACCGCCACCAGCTCCCAGCCCTGGGCGCCGTAGTCGGCGAGCAGGTCCGGGGATTCGGCCTCGGCGGTCACCACCATGTATTCCCACTCCGGACGGGCCGTTTCCGCCGGCATGCCTCGGATCTTCATCGCTTGAGCCATTCCTTGGTCCGGTCCCCGAGCCAGCGCCGCTCCTGCTGTTGAGCCGGCGCCGCCTGCTGTTGTTCGTTGCGGAGCGCCGCAATCCGGTCGGCTTCGTTATCGAGCGACAGCCCCATCGAGATCAGCGCACGCAGAGCCGCGTAGGCGTACACCCGCGCGTCGAGCGCTTCGTGGCGCACGCCGGGCTTCGGCCGCCATTCGCGCTTGGGCTGCCCGCGGCTGTAAGTGGTCACCAGCACCTCGCCCAACAGCTGCTCGAAGTAGTTCTGCTCGCGATCCACCGGGAAGTGCGCATAGCCTGGCGTGCCCGGCGTCGGGTTGCGCAATCGGCCGATCAGAGTCTCCTTGGCCGTGTCGGTCCCGACCAGCCAAGGCCGCTCGCCCCGGATGTTCTTCGCCGTCGGCTTCCTCTGCCAGACCGGCTGCGTTCCGCCTACACCCTTTACCGCAAACACGCGCCGGTGGTAGCGCGTCCGGCAGAACTCGTACACCGCCTGCGACTCGTAGGAGGAGTCAATTGCGCACGCCGCTACCGGGAGCGACACGCCGGCCTCATGGAGCCAGCGCCGCTCCAGATACGAATCGAGTTCCTGCCAAAGGGCCGCTCCGGTCGGATCACCCGGCAGCACGCGGTACTCGATGGACCATGACTCCTCGCCGCGCCCCCAACCGACCAGTTCGAGCTCGAGGCGGTCCTTCTGCACGTCGACGCCCGCTGTGAGCACCGCCGCGCCGAACGGCGCCGGTGCCCGGTAGTGCTCTCGCCGGGCCATCACCGTAGCGATATCCACGCTGGTTTCCGCTTCGTCATCCCACGGCTCAGCGAGCACCGTGTTGACGAACTCGCGCAGGGTCTCGGGCGACTTACGATCGGCCAGGAACTTCGTTGCCAGCGCGCCCCATTTGCGCCAGGGCGAGTACAGGCCGTTGATCCAGAAGCCGGCGACCTCGCGCTCGGGATGCGCGGCGCGCCACTCGCCATGCTTCAGCATCCAGTGCTTCTGCCAGTCGCCGATCAGCTTGGCGCAGTGCTCGCAGCGGTACTCAGCCTTCCCCGGCTCGCCTTTGGGCCAGACCAGATTGTCCCAGCGCAGCACCTGGAACTCGCCGCAGTGCGGGCAAGGCACCCAGTAGCTCTGCTGGTTCGATTCCAGGTACGCCGCTTCGATCCGCGAAGCGCCCTTGACGGTGGGCGTCGAGCAGAGCACGATCTTCCGGTTCCAGAAGTTCGCCGTGCGGGTGATCGCCAGGTTGACCGGGTCGCCCTCGCTGCCGGCGCTCGCCGGATACCGATCCACCTCATCGAGCAGGCAGTAGCGGATCGAGCGCATGGCCAAGCCCGCGGGCGAGCTGGCCGCGGCCAGCGTGATCGAGCCGCCCAAGAACTTCTTGTGCAGGATCGTGTTATTCGAGTCGCGGCTGCGCGCCTCGGCCACCTTGCCTCGCAGGCACGGCGTGTCGCGCAGCATGGGGGCCAGGCGGTCCTTCGAGAAGGCCTCGGCATCGACCTCGCGCGGCTGGACCAGCAGGATCGGACCGGGATCAAGATCGACGATGTAGCCGATGAAGTTCGAGAGCATGCTGGTCTTGCCCATCTGCGCCGCGCACATCAGAACGACCGACTCCGCCCGATGCGAGGGGCTGAGGGCGTCCATGATGGCGCGCTGGTAGGGCGCCCGATCAGTCCGCCACTCGCCCTTCTCGGCCGCCGACTCCGAGCTCAGCCGCGCGTTCTGATCTGCCCACTCGGAGACGCTCAGATCGGGCGGCGGCGCCAGCACCTCGGCGGCCAGGATCTGGATCTCCTCAACGCGCATACTGAACCACTTCGCGCAGCGCGTTGACGAGCGTGTGCATCTCGCGCTTCAAGACTTCTCGCACCTGGCGCTCATCGGTGAGCGCCGTGACCTCGGGCGCTAGCTTGTCGGGCACGGCCAGGATCCGCTCCTTGAGCTCGACCAAAATCGACGCCCAGCGCTGCTTGACCAGGTCGGCCTCGACCAGCTTGCCCACCCGCGCGTCGTGCTCGAGCTTGCGGAGCTTCGCCCGGAAGACCATGTCGGCGGTCTTGGCCTGGGCGTAGGTCGTGGCGCCGGCGGCCACTTCGGCGGGCGCCGCAACGACTCTCTCCGAAACCGGCTCGGGCCGATCATCCAGCACGGCGTCAGAGGCCGCCACATCGACCTTGCCGCCGCGCATCACCAGCACGCCGGCTTTGGCTAGCCGGCTGATGTACTGGCGGCTTTTGCCGCGGTGCCGGGCGTACTCGGCTTGGCTCATGAGCTCGCGCGCTTCGGCCAAGTTAAATCACTCCTGCCCGCATCTGTTTGAAACGTCGCGAGATTCAGTTGTCAGATTCCGCTTGCTTTTCCTCGGAACCCGAGCGATGAGTGTCCCTGCTATGACCACCCGCGACGAATTGATCGCCTGGGCCACGCGGAACGGCTGGAAGCTCGACCGCTGGGGCCACCTCAAGAAGGAATTCGACAACGGCACGCATCGGCTGAAGTTAAGCCGCATCGCCGTCCGGCATGAACTGAACACTCCATTCGGCTGGGCGCGCATTGCGAGCGGCTACTACAAGAACCTCACCATCACCGGCGACGGAAAACTCGCCGGTCTGAAATTCTGAACGAAAGGAGAAAAACGAATGAGAGCATTCGCAATTGTTGAAACCAATGTCACCGCCTACCCGACCCTGGCGGAAGCCAAGCAGGCCGTGGCGGCCGCCGCTCCGAGCGAGCCGCGCCTGGCCATCACCTCGGAGGCGGAACTGGCCGCGAGCTCGCTCGCCGTAGGCCAGCTCGTCGAAATCTGGAACGGCTTTGCCGGCGTGGTACCGTTTGATGATCTCAAGCCGGTCCGCAAGTTCACCGACCGCAAGACGGCTGTGGCCCGCATCTGGCGCGCCATCCAGCGCCTGACGCCGGCCCCCACGGTGGCCACCGTCGGCGAACCGGGCGTCCAGGGCGCGCTGAAACAGGCGAGCTCGAGCAAGGAGGCCACCGCCCGCCAGGGCAGCAAGAAGGCCCAGGTCATCGAGCTGCTCCGCCGGCTCGAGGGCGCCACACTCCAGCAACTGGTTGAAGCCACTGGCTGGCAAGCCCACAGCGTCCGTGGCTTCCTGTCCGGCACACTCGCCAAGAAGATGGGGCACAAGATCACCCGAGTGAAGCGCGAGGACGGCAGCAGCGCTTACTTGCTCACCGAGTAGCAACTTCATTCGTCCCACCGGCCGCCAGGCTCACCGCCCGGCGGCTCTTTTCGTCTTCGAGCAGCCGCAGCTCCGCACTCCAATCGGCCAGCGCCAGGCACAGCCCTTCCACATCGGGATGGCCGCTGCGTAGCAGGTCCTCTATCTCGGCAATCTCTTTCTCGCAGCGCTCGATCTCACGCCGGTACTCGGCGTCGCTCATCGGCCACCTCTTCGAAACCGCGGCCATCGCCCTCCAGCGCCGCCTTCTGGCCCGTGAACTCTTGCCAACGGCGGATGATCACATCCGCGTAGGCCGGATCGATCTCCATCAGCCGCGCCCGGCGCCCCAGCTTCTCCGCCGCGATCAGTGTGCTTCCCGAGCCGCCGAATAGATCCAAAACCACCTCGCCAGCTCGTGACGAGTAGGTCAGCGCCCGCAGGGCCAGCTCGACGGGCTTCTCTGTCAGATGCACCATCGCCTGCGGGTTGACCTTCTTGACGACCCACACGTCGGTGGCGTTTTTGATCTCCGGGTTGAACCAGTGCGCGGCCCCTTCACGCCAGCCATAGAATGCCCATTCATGGTTGCCCATGAAATCCTTGCGCGTGAGCACGGGGTGTTCCTTCACCCAGATGATGGCCTGCGAGAAGTACAGGCCGCAGTCGGCCAGCGCCGGGGGGTAGTTGGCGCAGTTGGCGTAGCCGCCCCAGATGTAGAAGGCCCCGCCCGGCTTGAGCATCGCGGCCAGGTTGGAGAACCACCGCCGCAATAGGACGTCGTAATCGGCGTCCTTCATGAAGTCGTTAGCCAGCGCACGATCCTTGGGCCGCAGCTTCTTGGTCGTGCGCTTGGCCTTTGAGGCGCCGCGGTGCAGGTCAAAGCTCTGGTGATGCTGAAGGCCGCCGAACGAAGACAGCCCAGCGGCGATGGCGTTGTTCGAGCGCGGCTCGACGCGCACGTTGTAGGGAGGATCGGTGTTGACCAGATCCGCTATCTCGCCGGCCATCAGACGGTCCACGTCTTCGCGACTGGCGGAGTCCCCGCACAGCAAGC